TGCAGGTGCGTCAGCAATAGAAGCAACACTTACAGTATACGGCATGACTCTAGCCATATGATAGATTGGGCTGACCCATATATTTTTGCCCATATCCATATTATAGACTCGAGAATAGTTCCCATACAACGCTGCCATATACGTGTTATAAGTATAGTTATCTTGCTTCTCTTGGATATCGGCATTAGCACTTACACTGTCTGGCAAAGTCGTAAACGTAAAGCAATCCATTCGATACAACTTAGCCAATGCAACCGCGGCGTCAGATACTTCAACAAGAGGATACGGGCACATAACGAACGGGAAATAGACATACTCCGTGTTCAATACTTTGTCATCAATCAAGCCGCTATATGCTTTAGCCAATAATTGTTTTGCAACTTCTGTATCAATGATACCTTGAGCATTATAAAGATCACCAGAACTACCATTTGCAAGATCTTTATAATCAAAATCCGTGGAAGAAGCAGCAGAGAACATGCCTTGAACTGCATCGAATGTAAACCACTCGTCACCATCAAAGAGGTATTGTACGGGTTCAGTGGTTCCAACTTTAACAACATAACCTCTGGCCGGAGCTGTGAACACCCAAGCTCCAGTAGTATATCTAGCAATTTCATTAGCATGCGTGGCAAATGCACCAGTCGGGGCAATTCCAATGATGACACTCTGACCTTCAATGGGAGAAGCCGGAGGAGTATTAGTAATCGACTCAACCCCAGCTACAGTTTCGAAGTCTGCTAACAATGCAAAGTTGTCTTGATTGATTCTTACATTAACTAACTCGGAAAACTTCTTCAGAACATCTTCTGCATAAATTGTTTCACCATCTAGATCAATCTTATTTTCGATAAAACTAATCTTATGAGTGGCAGTAATGATCTTATCACCATTAGCATCAACTTCATAGATGTCAAGCAAATATGTATCATCTTCATTGATGACTTGAGTAATGTTTATGCTGACGTTGTTATAGTATTCACCTCTTGCATAAGCACTATATAATGCAACAGGTTTAATTCCAACTAAAGTGCTTCCGCCGATAAGAGTATCAAGTTCTGCAACACTATTGACACCGTCAAGAGCAGTCAAAGTCAACTTCGGTTTGCCAACAACACTCTCATCAATAGCATAAAGCAAGTTAGCATACGTAGCACCAGTAGGAAGTAAGCGCATACCGTAAGCAGATCCACTAATGGATAACCAACGATCCATGCACATATAACCTTCACGGAAGTTCTTGCCTTGTTTAGCAAAGTCACTTACCATGAAAGAAGTTCTAAGAGTTTTCTGACCGTTCAAGAATACTAAAGTGTTATCAATTCCTTTGTCAGAGAAGAATGGCGTAAATACGGTAGTAACTGGAACGGCATTGATGAATTCACTCTGATCGACGATACTTACATATACACCAGGTGAAATATGTAACATTTCAAATTCTCCTTTTGAGATTTTACTTACAACGTAAAAAAACAGCCCAAGTAATGCTAATTAAAACACTACTTGGGCTGTCTTAAAACTTTTAGGATTAGGACTTAACGATATTCAACAAGGCAGTTCCCAAAGGTCGGTAGAATTTCTTAGCATTTCGGGAGATAATCGTCAACGAGGGGGTAGCACCCAGAGGATACGGACTCATGATTGCGGGTTGGTAAGGAGCAAACACATAAATGGAAGAGAGAGCCTCCGTAGGTTTGTGCATCAAAACCATCTTGCCCTGAGTTACGATAGGAGAAGAGAAGACCTTCCAGCGCTGAGCCAATGAACCAGAAGTGTATCCCATAGCTCCACCGTCAGCACCCTTGCCGTCAAAGCTGAACTTGTTAAGAGATTCAAAAATGGAAGCATCAACCGGGTTACAAGCAAGAACGTTACCTTCACCAATGTTAGTATCGGTATAGATTCTAGCAGAGAGCTGAGTGAGCTTCTGAAGAATATTCTGATACCAATAGATCGGGCCCAAAGTGTATCCGGACGGAGGAGTGATGTCAAAGGTATCAGTATGAGTAGCTGCAGTGGGAATACCTTTGATAATATCAGCAAGAACATGGTTGTCAACATCGAGAGCCATTTGCTTGCCAAGAATGTCAAGGACCTGAGCCTGAATGTCAAGATCAAAGAGAGCGTTATAATCCTGTTCCAACTGAATGGTCCAGTCGGCGCTGATCTGTTGGTCTTCGGTAATCAAACGAATTTTATCAATGCTAGGTTTAATGCCAGCATTCATAGTATTCTGTTCAAGAGAGAAAGTGCAAGTATAATAGCCGCTAACTCCAGTTACACCAGTTCCACCGGTGGACATAAGAGTTACGATGCCAGTGTCATAGTCAACTTTACCGGAAGCGTAAACAGTTCCAAGAGTGGTGAAAACCAATTTAGCATGGAAGTTACCATCAACGGTTGGTTGAACTTCACCAGTTACGGTTTCAGTCGTAGTACCATCAGTAGCAGTGAATTTCCAAAACTTAAAAGTGCGTTCAATGCCGGAGCCATCGGCAGTCAAAGAGTTAGCAGCAAGAACGTCAGTAGCACCGAGACCCACGAACTTGTTAGAAGTCTCAGTAACTGCCGGGCCGTAAGAGACCGGAGTATACATAGGAGCTTCACCAAGAACGGTCCCTGTTGCCGACACAAAATTGAATTTCATGAAGGGCATCAGAGTATCGGGGGCATTAATTGGCCGAACGGTAACAAGCTCTTTTACAATCAGTCGAGGATAGAAAGCCATCAAAATAGGAAGAGCGAGGGTTTCGTAGGGAGTCAACTGGAGAGTGCTGTTGATGCTTTCCAGAAGCTTCATTCTCGTTCGATCCATCATGAAACCGAGATCATTCTTGTGAGTGCTGCCAATGCTTTCCAGCAAAGAAGCCTTATAAGTTTCAAACTGATCATCATCAACGACCATATTTTTGAAATCAATCATAGAAGTAAGATCTACACCATGCATCTTCTTCAAGGTCTGCCGGGATTCCATCAAAACTTGCTTAATCGACATTGTAATTTTCCTCCATAGAAAATTAATAACATGATAAATTTTGCCAAAATTTTGATGATCCAATAAGCAGTTCTAGTCTAAGAATTCATAGTGTAATCAACGACTACTCACCGTACGAATCGAATCCTATCATCTACTTTAATGAATCATTTTGAAGACTGTAATTTATTACTCAAAAAACGTACTTGGCTATATTATTGCTTCAATTTTGGCAATGCAAGTCGATGGCACGTGCAAAAAGGGAGCAACATCTCACTGAAGACATTGCTCCCTAATATGTAAACTAAGTAACTTGTTAACTTCCCTTGACAATACTCTCCAATTTAGCTATCTGAGCATCTAAACGTTTCATTGAAAACTTATCAAGATCATTCAATAAAGTTAGCGTGTCTTTCTTAACAGATTCATTAATGACAAAATTAGCATGCATTGTTGTTAATAGACTAACAATCATTAATTTCTTGCTAGCAAACAATTTCTTTTCTTTTAATGAAATTGCCTCTTCATTAAGAGACTTTAATTCCATTATCTTATTCTTGGCTATATTATTCTTTTCTTCAAGTAGTTTTCTTGATGTTCCAAGTTCTTCGATTAGTTCCGGGGCTACTATTTCATTTAACTCATTAACTAATGATGATATACCACTTAGATCAATCTTTCTAGGATTAATCGTTTCTTTTTTTGCTTCACTGACTAAAACGTTTGCTTTAATGTTCATACGGCAGCCTTTCCCAATAAAGAAACTCTAAGAACATTTACAGCTTCAGATAATCTTTTCTCCATGTCTGTTATATCATTCTTTAGTTTCGTATTCGTTTCTTTCATCAATTGTTCTGTTGACAATAACTGATTATACTTAGATTGAGTTTTTTCAATTCTAGTAGTAATCATTTTAGCAATCTGATCTTTATTGCTAGTAAGATAAAATAATTTCTTGACAAGATTGAAAACTTTATCTCTTGCCTCAACACTTGCTTTAGATAAAGTTGTCACTTCTTTGTCCTCTGTTGGCTCTATAACGTTAACAATTTTCACGTTCGTTCTCCTTATAGTATTGACAACTTCTTTTTAGTTTCGTCTCTAAGCATAGATCTAATAAGCTTATGTTTCAATGACGGAGTATCACACAGATATGCATTCTCAATCTTGTTGATTAATTTAATAGTAGGTTTACTGATCTTACTTTCAAGAAGCATTTCATGTCTTGATTCTTGATTACCATAAACGTATTCTTCCAAGTTCAATAGATCTTGTTGAGCCATATAACTTTCAAGATGTTTAGTATTCTTAATTTCGGTCAAGAGACAAGTAGAGAATGAAGGAGTGGAAACACAATCCCAAGTCACTACATCAATATTCTTGTAGACTTCATCGCCTCTAGATGTCTTTCTAACATCACCCAATGCTCTAAGGGAAAATCCAACGGGTATCCTGTCTTTAACAATAAATGCATACAGGTCAAGACCATGTTGATTACTTGTATTTTCTAAGATGCCCCAAATTTCATCCCCTTCCGTCCAAATTTCTTTGAAAATATGACTAGTTTCTTTATATAGGATATTCAATAATCTTGAAAGAGACGGTTCAATAGGATGATCTAGTTCCCCAACCCAGCCATTTCGTTTTAACAATTCTTCTTTTGCAGATAAGCCTTTTAGCATTGGTTCTTTAAGGTATATCTTGCCATTATAGCTAGCAGAATTCAGAAGTTGGAGTTTAGCTTTGAATCTTACTTTTGAATCACCGAAAGTTTGAACATCTTTTGCCTCTTGCAATATTGCCATTTCTTTAATAGCGTACATACATTCTTACTCCTATGCTCTATACTGCTTAATGTATTTGTTGACATGTATAATCATAGCGTCAACAAGAGTTTGCAACTTAATAATGATAACTTTTGGATTTTCATATTCACTATATTGTTCAATGAATCTATTGAATACATATTCAAGAACAGATATTTTATCGATTATTTTTGCATCATAATCATCATTCTTATTTAATAGTTTTAAAGATACATCATTTAGCTTATTAATTTTCTTATTGATGTTCTTCAAAAGAATGACATAGTATTGGTCATCCTTTGGTAACCCATCAATCAACAATTCGTCTTTTTTATCTCCATCAGACTCGCTTATAGACCCACCAAATGGATCATCCGGATTAGTTGGCTTTTCACCAGTTGGTTCATCTTTAGTAGGTGCTGGTAATTCAGGTTTCTTACTTTCTTCCTTGGTCGGCTTATCCTTAGTAGGCTCTTCCTTGGTCGACTCATCACCTTCCGCTTCAAGGAACATGTTATCTTCACTCAATGCGCCCATGTTCACATAATCATGTCTATGAATATGCTTTAACATTGATAGGGAAGAGAAATCAACGATTTGCATTTTATCTCGTTTGATGTTAGTCACTTAGAAGCCTCCCCCACTCTCTTCTGGTTTAGATTCGTCACCGTGTTCTAGCTTATCTAATGTCAATTTAGTCTTAGTCTTATTAGTAAAGTACTCATTTAAGAACGGCAAATATCTTTCTCGAATGCTTGCACTATCAAGACCTATCTTAGTTAAGAAATCTTCTGAAGAAGAAACATTGCTTATGTGTTCTAATTCACTGGCACTGCTTAATATAATTGGAGAGGGGAAAGAAACTAGAACATTCTTATTTGACGAACCAATGATTGTCTTAACCTTATTCAATAGATCGGTGTAGTTTGCTGCATAACATTCTTGAAAATCAATGATCTCGATGGCAAACAATATACTTTGCAGAAACAATGTTGCTTTGCTCTCAATATTCTCTTCTAAACCTAAATATGCAGGAGGTATGTTTAAATCCCCAACAATTTCATCCCGCTTAAATTTCATGTCATCTACTCGAGCTTGATGTTGGCTGGTTGGTTGCTCCGTACTAAACTCTACATAAGGAGTCCCATCTTTCTTCGGTATATAATAATCTTCGAATGGTGAAATCATTCCAGGAATTGTATCGAATGTATTACTACCATCAAACATGGCCTTCTTTTTTCTAAACTTCTCTTTGAGTACTTGAATCAACGCAACACTATTCCTGTTATCAACTTCAAAATTAATGATTCTTCTTTCAATAGATTTGGTCAAACGTTCAATGGAAGAAGTAATCTTATCTGATACAAGCAAAGAAGCATCAAACAATACAGTGTCAAGTATGCTAGTACCATATGGATCATATTCATCTATGTTGATAGCAAACTCTTGCATTCTTGATACGTCTACAAATCTAAAATCCATATTTGCAATCTTAATTGTTTCAATGGAATTAGAAAGAGATTTAACATTGTCATTTAATCCAACAGCATAGATACTAGATAGTACCAATTTAGCAATGACAGACTTCAAAGCTGAGTTATCCTCAACCGCTGCTTCATTGATATTTTCTTTTAAGAAGTTAATGATGTTTTTGGTGATATCGATAGATCGATCTAATGCTTTTTGACTATAAACATGCTCAACGCCCATTGTTGCAGCTAACTGATGAATCTTTTCATTCGAATCAAATATGTTAATGTTTTGAAATATCAATCTTGACTTTATAATGTTTTCAGGTATGATAACATAGCCATATACCATATCACCCAATGCTAATTTAATGACATTATGAGGCTTATGGTATAATATGATCAAGTCATCTAATGTAGTCTTATGTTGATCAGAATCAGTTGACTCTAAGATGCTATTGCTAAAGCCATTTGATTCTAATGAAAAAGTAAATTCGAAGTCTTTCTTGTTATCCTTGTCAATATCTATTGAAACAGAATAGCTTGCAACTTTTCTTCTATCTGATTCACTTGACTTATTTTCCATGAGATGCGTTTTCGTATTAGGCATGACATCTTGTTTTGTGGCGATCTCGACGTAGAAGTCTCCATATGTCAAAGAATGGTCTATGATTTTTCTTAAATTTCTATGATCATCAATCTTTAAATGACGGAAAATATCTTTAGCTTCCGTGACATCTTTTTCATAATCCACATCACTATCGATTGGTTTAAACATTAAACTTCGATTTCTTATGCTATCAGATGATATTATGTTGCTTCTTAGAACTTTAACGGCTCGACCAAGACGACTAATCTTCTTAGTCATATCTCTGTAACTTTGATACTTCTTCCTTCTAATAAAAAGATCATAAATTTGATCTTGGTAATCACTATTAACATTAATTAAATCAACAAGAGATCTAACTTCTTTTGGTGACTTAGAATTTGAACCATCTTTTATCTTAGCTTGATTTGACGTATGAACAAGCATCTCAAAAAGATTTGAATAGCTAGTCTTATTAAGTCTTTCATCAATCTCATCTAAAGCTTTACCCACATCAACGTTCTGACTAGGTACGCCTCCGATAATCATTGTAACTAAGTTCTTAAAATATTCACCAAATTTTGGCATGTTATCTCACCTTCTCGTTCTTAAAATTTTCTTGAACGATGTTTTGATCAATCATTAATCCAATAAACGCAATCTTAAATTGTTTCTCAAAGCTATTTCGAAGATACATAACTAATGGTGTAGTACCTCTAAAAGCTTCAGCATACAAAGCAAATTGTTCTTCGCCAACAACCAATCTAAACATCTGTATATATGAATCTCTAAAGTGCAGAAATTCTTTATCTGTTGGTGTCGAGTTCGAGTTAGCATAGACAAAAAGATATGATTCAAAGAATGTTTGCCAAACCCTTAGAGCATCATTCTTAATTTTAGGCATAGTTATCTTTGAGTATGTTGCGTGTTTAATCATGGTGATGATTCGTATATATTTCACAAAGCTATATAATACAATAGCCCATGTGATAATCAGCAATACGTAAAGGAGCATCATGATTGTTAATCTTCCACTATTTCTACTTTAGTAGTTGTTTCTGGATCTTCGCCAATAATATCATTTTCATGATTTGTATCTGATTGGTCCAATTCATTCTTCAACGGAACAATACCTGCTTCTTTTGAAATATCTCCGTCTGTAACGAGAGATAGATTATCGAGTGATGGTTTGCTAACCACAACGCATTCTAGGTCTCGTGTGTTAAAAACGAAGTTATCGTTTGAAAATTCTAAAGTAATAATCTTATTATCACCTTTAAGTTCTTCTTGAAAAAATTTAACAGTCTCCTGATAAGTATGTTCGGGGGTAATAACATCAGTTAAAATTATAGGCTTCTCTCGCCCTTTTAGATATATGCAAATCTTAAACTTGGAATCCATGATATTGCTCCTTTACAAGTAGTTCGTATTCTTTATTCTGTTGCAACGTGAAAATAGGGGAGCCAAACCTGAAGAGATCTGGCCCCCTTAGTTAGTTACTTGCTAGAATATTTTTTGTCTTTATTCGAATTAGAAGGTCGGTTGTTTTCTTTCTTCTCTTCTACAACTTTAACTTTTGGGGCTTCCGTCTGGCCGCCAGCCTGTACTTCTTCCGGGGCCTTTTCACTCAATGCGGCTTTGGCAGATTCAACCAACTTCTTGCCACTTTCTTTGGCTTCTTTTTCCGCTTTAGCGTTAGCGCTTTTAATCTCCGCGCTTTCGATAACTGGTTCAAAAGAATAGAAACGTTTATCAATACCGCTTCTCAACATAAGAACTTCGATGTTCATCTTTTCTTTTTCATCGATGAAGAATTTGCAAGGGGTTGACATAACAGATGAACCACGCTGAATTTTCTTGCCAAGTTTCGTAATGGATACTTTCAACATATGCAATATGCTCCTTTAGTTATTAATTAGATTACGACGTCGTCAGACTTAATTTCAGTCTCTTCCGGTTCATCGTCTTCACTAGGAACTTCCTCAAAGAGAGCTTTCAACTCTTTGCTCTCTTCGGTTTCCATTGGCTTCTTTTCTTCCGGTTCCATTTCAAAAAGAGAAGACAATCCGAGATCAATATCATCCTGGTTAGCAATAGGTCTTACTTCACCAGGATCATTGAAAAGGCTTTCAAGTTCTCCGTCTTCAAGACCACTACCATCAATCTCTTTAAAGATGCTATTCAATTTAGCTTTGATATTCTGCAAGTCTTCTGGCTTGATATCATCTTCGCCGGATTCGACTTCAGAAAAGATGTTGTTAATAGAAGTGATAATCTCATCGTCTTCTTTTTTGCCTTCACCTGCGTCAACGGTTGCTACTTCTTCTTTGAAATTGAAAAGAGATTTCAATTCTTCCTCAGTTGATTCATCTTTCTTCTCTTCTTTTTCTTCCTCAGCGCTCTCTTCTTCACCTTCGGTTTTCAAAGAAAATAATTGCTTTAGTTCTTCTTCAGTCTCTTCTTTAATCAATTGAACTTTAATAGTCTGAAGACCTTCAAGAACGTTTTTCAATCGTGATTTAGCATTAGACGATAATTCAACTTCATCAACGTCTTTTTCTACAATCGGTTCATTTTCAGGCTCTTTAGTTGGTTCTTCTTGTTTCTTAGTTTGCAAAGATTTAGCTCGTTTCAAAAGCTTCTTAAGAGACTTAGCAACTTCCGGAACCGTAGCTTCTTCGGCCGCTTTCTCGATGTCTTCGACGGTCTCTTCATTGATACGTTTGGCATGTTTGATTCGTTTGGCAATCGACTTAATGTTTGCCTCGACCACCGGAGAAATTTCTTGTTCCGCAACCTTTTCCATTTCTACTGCTACTTCTGGGAGTGAACCAGGAATAGTTGGGGGAGGGGGAGCAATAGGTTCCAAAGTGGTGGGAACTTCTCCGTCAAGTTCTTTCAGAAGGTTATCAATAGTTTTCATATCGATGTCACCTTCTACCGAAGGAGAACCTTCGGGTTTCTTTTCTTCTTCGACTTCAAAGAGAGATTTCAGATTGAGATCTTCATCTTTCTCGGCGTTGAGCTTCAAGTACTCTTTAAGATTCTTGGAAGAAATCTTGATTTCGGTCTGAATCTTTTCTTTTTCTGGGTCTCTTGTTCGCTTATTAACAGATACCACACCGTCTGCCGGTCCCTTGTAGATGCCCTGTTCTTGCATCTTTTTGATTGCTTCTTTCTTGAGCTTGTCAAGTCGATGCTTCAATTCGTCTTTTTTCATATTAAGAAAATTCCTCCATTTTAGATGTTGATTAATAGGTAAACTTAGAGTTAACCTTCGCGAAAACTAGATTTTATTACGGCTGAAAAAACGAGTCGAGTTACTACATTTATCGAACGAATATGACCATCCAATTATCCTTTCTTAAACGAATGCCTTTCTGTGAATGGATATTATATACTAAAAGAATTATTATCTTCTTCTACCGAGGTGGTAACACCAAAACTAGTATTTTGCTGTGTTGTTATTTCACTGGATGGCGGTACTATTACATTGCTCGGTGGTAACGGTCTATTTTGGGTTTCGAAGGCCTTAGCACCTGGTGCCGAGAATGATGGCTTCTTATTTACCTGAGTTTGCTGATTGTTGTGTGTTGGGGCTTGTGAGTGCGGGCTCGACATGGCAGACCAAGCAGTCTCCCTTTGCTCTTCAATCAAGAACTTATTTAGCAACATAGCAAACTTAAGGGTTCCATTTTTACTAGCTCGACTTTTATCAAATGATAACTCAACATTATAGCCAAACTGATCAAGATGTTCTTCCAGATTCTCGCCATTGTCTAACCTATTGATAAGTCCAATAGCATCAGAGTGATCAATCTTCTCCGAACTTTCTTTAATCGACCCCAGTTCCGGTTTGCCATTATATGCACCCTTTAGTAATTGAGTTGCACTGATAACGGGGATCTTGTACATGACTGCCAAACTTTTTAGACCAAGTGTTATGTCACCTAATTGATGTCTAAGTTCATTTAAGTATGTTGGCAGTTTCATCAGATCAAGATAGTCAACAATAATTGCTAATGGCTTCTTCTTCTTTTCCATATTCAAGTTTTCAATATAACTGAATAAGTCCATTGTGCCAAATGTTCTAGCTGGGAAGTATGATATGATGAGGCCAGACTTCTCAAACTCTCGTAATGCCCCACGAACGATTTGGCTGCTATCACCTGTACGTATTTGACTATCCAAGTCTTCCTGCTTCATCTTCAAATGTTTGCAAAGAAGTCTCTGATTAGTTTCAAGTGCAAGATTCTCCAATGATACATACAAGACATAGTGATCCTTATATGTACTATTAGAAATAAGCTGGGAAATGTTATGTGCGAAGTTCAATAAGAATGTAGATTTACCAGATCCGGGCTTCCCCGCCAATAAGTATAGACGAGTTCTTTCAAAGCCACCTTTAAACAACTGATCAATGTTCGAATACCCACTACTAATATAATTGCTACCATCATAGAATTCAGTCATTCTATTAAATAACATTTCGGGATCGTTGAAGTCAATAATCTTAACACCGTCTAATGATTGAGCAAGATTATTTTCTCTAACCAAGCCCATGTATAAGTTTTCAACAATTGATCTTAGTTCGGCTTGTATGCTTTCTACTTCTTCAAACTCTCGGTTTTCAACTCTATTAATATACTCTTTAAACTTAGAGATATATTCTTCCGACGCTAAGAATTGTTTTTCTAATGTTAATTGTTTCTTAAAGTGTGCTAATTCGTTCTCATTTAATGCAGAATTGTAATAACTAAAGACTTCGTCCTTATACGAAAGCCATTTAGAATTATCGGGGAATAGTTTTTCAACTGAAGCTTTTGTAATTACTCCAGTACTAAAATGTTCAGACATGCATTTTAGTAATCTCAACTTATCCCAGAATACCGTACCTTCAGACTCTTTATCCATCCTCTTTAAGAGTCTATCACTAACCTCTAAAGCATCTTTCGAAATGATTATCTTTTCATTGTTTGATACGCTATCGGACAATAAAAGAATCATGTACGATCGGAAAATTTCCTGAATCATGATTCGTCTCCGAACTAAAAGTCCATTGTTGGAATCTCTACGTCACTTACAATGGTATCAACAATCTCAGCTTGGGCAAGAAAATCATTGACGACGGTGTCGATATATTTCGTATCAAGATTAATAAGACATTCAACTGTACTACGAATGTATTTAATCTTATCTTTGAACTTAAAGCTCAACTTACCGGCGTTCAATTTAAGAAGAACATCACTAAGTACATCATAAAACTCATAAGGGTCACTATCTAGAATTGGCATCAAACTATCAATGTATTTATAAGATTTTTTCTCGAGTTCATTATATTGCCAACCAGAGAATAAGATAGTCAAAAATGAGAAGGTGGCACCAAGGCTAGTCCCAGTGCCGTCACTCTTCATCTCATAAATATGCATCATTTCTCCTAATTGCCTATACATAGGATCAATGCATTCAAGCATGTTTGCAAATTTTTCTCTAAGAATATCTTCAACAGTTGTATACGTATCAACCCCGTTAACCATTCTATTAATCTTTTTCTTAAGATTGGTCTCTTTGATGCAAAGAAGATTATTGGTATAGTCTTCTTCCAGGATATTAATACACCGAGACTTTTGAATCTGTTTAAAAACTAAGCTAGAATCGTATGTAATATCTAGATCGATGTCATGAAATTTCTTGATGATTACTTTATACAATTGATACAGCATAATGTCGCGATAAGATGCAGCACCAAGAATATGAATCTTGATCTTTTTCATGCCTCTCATTTTAGCTTCGTGAACAATCTGAACTATACCAATAGCAAATACAGCAATAGGTAATCTGACTCCAGTCGTATCTTTAGCTGCTAATCCACCAAATGCAAAATAATCAGAAAACTTATCAAAGTATTTAGCAGTAATCGTCTTCCATGTTTCGTATACTTTCGGTGTAAAGAAATGATAGACAAAGATAACTTTCTTTCTTGCTTCTTCCGGCAGAGATGCTAAGTTAGAATAACTGGTGTCGTTTAATTTTAGAATTTCACTCGCAGATAGACCATCAGGTATGAGGTCCAAAGCAAAAAAATTACGAAAGTTGCTATGCTGTTCTTCAATGAATTGCTTATATTCATCAATAAATTCGTAGCATTCGGGTACGGTCAGATAACCTGATTGTGCTTGATACCCGCCCGAATCCATCACTATGTGGTTCAAATTAAAAGTCTTGATAGTTTCTTTGAAGTGTTCCTTATTAAAGAACTTGCTAAACTGCTTAACATAATTGCCTTTAATCCTGGTCTTCTTGCCATCCTTGTTTGCTAAACAGTTACCGAAGCTAAATAGATAGCCGCTATCGGTTTTGGCAATGAAATCTTTAAGGATCATGTGAAGTATATTACTCGAATCTTCCCTATACTTATTAAATGTGCTAAATACGGTCTCTGCCCCTGCAACGAGATACGGCATGGTGGTCTCTCCTTATGAATATTCTAGTATATATTAGGCATAGAGGTGTTTCAACCCGAAATTGACATGTGGTGAAGAGGCTCCAAAAACAATTAATATGCGTTGGAACCTTTATCAATCATTACCCCCGGTGGGACTCGAACCCACAACCAACACTTTTAGAGAGTGCTGCTCCACCATTTGAGCTACGGGAGTTTGACGGGATGCAATTAAGCACCCCGGATACGTCTTACAAGAGTTTCAAATGCGCGTAATCTGAATCGTGATCTTTGCTTAGAATGGCAATACTGGTTGTACCACTCTTAACATCTGGATCGATATAGCTTGTATGCAATTTCTTTGTATCACTTAACTTGACCAACTCGTATATATTCTCCACGGATAGGCAAACTACTTTTGTGTTCTTGTATGCATCTTTGTGATCAATCATAAATTGTACAGATGCATGCACTGCTTGTGCTATTTGGGAAGTGTGATCTTCTTGTGTGAAATTATTGCGAACGATGACATATAACACATCGTCTAAGTTTGTTGTATTATCTTTTACATTATCTCTGGTGAGTAGATCTTTGAATTGTTGAATTTGACTTTCCCTTGGTTTAGTTATACACGTTCTTTCGATGTCTTCTCTTTTGTTGCCTAAGAATTCAGAGTATGCAATGTGTAAATGCCTAGCATAGTCTCTAATATAAGCAAGAGAAAATGTTTCACTTTTAGCTTGATTGATTTCTTCTTCCGTGAAATTCTTAAGCCGTTCTCCGATTCTTTCCTTTCGAAGAACTTTAAGGACCCTAATTGTTTTTGCAATTGTCTTTAAAAAGGAACGAACATTCTTTGTTGTAAATTTTCCAATGCTGATCATACTTATAATCTCCTATTTAGTTTCGATTTTGGCATTTTTGAAAATAGATGTTAAACCGCTAAACAGAAGATTCTTTATGGTGGAGCTTTGATCTACAACATATTTTGTCAACCTCCTTTAATAGATTGCTATTTATTAGTTTTCTTTTTGATGAGCCATGGTCTAATCATGACATATAATAATGACCCCGTCCAAATTCCACTAAGTATATATCCAACTAACCAAGCATCTTCTCCGAATATTGTAATCAATAGTAATGCCGGCCATCCAAGTATCAGACAAACTATGCCAAGAACGAACATCAATGCAACTGATTTAATGTCAAACATAGCATGACCTCGTCTATTCACACGACACCTCTTTTCTATCTTTTGTAAAAGAACCAATACGTTAGCTAAAGGTACGACCTTTAGCCCGCATTCACCACTAGTATGGTCGCTGCAGTCCACGCGCCACATTCGTGGGTACGTATGATTCAGTCGAGTGGGATTTCACGAATCGTTCTAGCAAATTATCGCAAGGTTAAAAACCTTGTAATCTTCGGCCGATAAAAGGATGCCTCCCCCTATCAGCCTACATGCTAATCTATCCACTCTTGTTTTGCAAAACCAGTTGGGGATACAGGACTCGAACCTGCGACATCTTGCGCCCAAGGCAAGCACTCTACCAACTGAGCTAATCCCCAATGACGCTCTTTAAGCTAACCGGTTTCTTTCCGTGCGACTGTTAGCAATTATTCACATGCTTGATATTAACAAGCAGTAGAATCTGTTTAGAGGATGTCCGGGCAAGATTCGAACTTGCGTATACTTACACGGGGCCGTCACTCCCATGCTCCATTTCTGGAAGGGTTCAGCCAATTCCCCCACCGCAACATCCGACGGCAACTTCAATGGAACATACCGGGATCGAACCGGTGACCCTTAGCTTGCAAAGCTAATGCTCTCCCAGCTGAGCTAATGTCCCATGAGACGATGACTTAAACTAGTGCATTACTCTAGCATCATCGTCTATTATATCATCGTATGTAAATGTCGAAGCAACAATCCAGGTTCTATTGTGCTCTTCCAAAACTCGACAATTACAATACGTATCCTGCCACTTAATGTCTACTTTGTTGCAAACGCTCTTTAGACCACTATTATATATTACGAAAATACTTGTATCTTTTCAGGGGGTTGTCTTGTTGAGTATTGCGATTGCTTTCTCTGAGTGTTCCCTCTCCAGACCGGTTTCCGTCACCGTGGCAACTAATCTATCACCATAAGGATCCATAACCTCTGGAACTGAGTCATTTAGTATTACGAAAGAGTCTACTCGTCTAGGGACGTTCTTAAGCCAATCTTGTATTTCTAAGCCTCGTCTGTATTTACTAGGACCGGTGCAGTCAATAATTTTGCCAGTAAATCCAGCATCTCGAAACTTTCTTTTCAACTCACCTAGTGTATACACCTTACGCCAACAACTTGTTATGACAACAGAAGCATCAGTCTTCTCAATGATATAATTTAGCTCAATCATATGGCACGGTAAAATAGGATCTTGTCCTAGTGTAGTCCGGTCTTTTACTTTTCTGGATAACATCACACCATCACAATCTAAGAAGATTATCTTCACCTGTAATCACTTCTTGACTTAGAGTAGTTATACTTAAGAGGTATCTTCCAATTAGATTCTTCAAAGTTCCAGATTTCAATCAATGTTTCGAATTCTCTAACATACTCATCTCGGAAGCAATCATAGCACCTTAGAAATCCTTTGTAGAACGATACTACTAAGTGATACCAGATTACACAAAGGAATAGAGGACTTAGTATGGCTAGAATCAATCTTCTTAGCCACTTCCTATTGGCAACGTAGTAAACTAATTTACGAAACACTTCTTGCATCACTTCACTCCTCGGGTCTTGCATAACAATAAAGACACTTGTGTCCACAAGTCCGATATTTGCCAATATCAATGCTAACGGAGCACCCGCAAGACTTTCTCTGAGATGGGTCTTTCATCGAATCGAATTCTAAACCAGTTACTGTGGAGTAGTATTCAGCATCAATACAATTGCTAGGTCTAATCAATTTTACTAGATGTGGTTGAGCACAACCAAATAACTCGATATCATATCTATCTGATATAGTAAGCATCTTTTCGATGATTCCAATCTGTTCGTCTTTCGTGTATTCTTTTAACAGGTTGGAACCAACTCTAGAACGAACCTTTGGGTACATTGTAAGAAACGAAATGATGCAACGTTTAATAAGAACGCTGGATAATTCAGATGCAATCATCTCGAAATTTACCAAACAGCTATCATTAACAATTGGATCGAATCTCCAATTAATCAATCTGGGGTCCCAACCATTATTCACCAACTGTTTAGTCGTTTCTATTATACGTTCGGTGTTTGGAACTCCAGGTTCTATAGTTTTAGGTAAACCGGTAATAGTCAACTGCAATGCAACTTTTGAATGATCAAGATTCGCATCGATTAAATTGGTAGGATCCTTTGTCCAGAACACCCAGAAGTTATCTTTGTGTTTGTGATATTCTTTGATTAGTTCGGGATACTGAAATGCAACCATGTCTTCTCTTCTTGAAGCTGAAAATATTTTCAAGTTCACACCCTCATCTTTCGAATTAGACATGCATAATCAATGTCACTCAAGATAGTTCTGTGATCGATTACTATCGCTTCTATTATCTTACCTTGTGTACACCGATCTACTAAGTCACTAGTCAATATTAACAAGTCTCCCCTGCCCAGATTCTTAGCAATCTTTTTACAATCTAAACATTCGTTTAAGAACGTGCATACGTATAATGCATTTCTAGGAGCTAGCTTTAGTTGTGTTGTTGTAATACCGTTCTTGAAATCTCTGATATATTCTTTTGTGATACTGTCCTTAGAAATGAGTCTATACTGATGTGGGTATGCAGTAGTAGGTGCACCAACTTCGCCAGATAGATATTGTACAATATAGGATTCGGGTCCTTCAAAGTGTTTATGCTCGCCAACAATCCTTGCCAATCCATTCTTGCCGCCTTCTCGGTATTCTATAATCAAAATGAGGCCTCCTTGCGAAACTTCAGGTGTTCCAGTCTAATATGCTCACTCCAGTACTTACCTTGTACGTAGTATACATCCGCAGACCAAGAAGAATCTTTACCATAGCCAAACTTATCTCGTTTGCAATCATGCGGTAAACCATGGTCAGGCAATGATACGATGCCCAATAAGTTTAACTTGTGTAATGCTTGTTCAACCAACTTGGTATCAACTGCTATATCTTTTGCCAATTTTTCTTTTCGTACGAAAGAATATTCTACGGTTAAGCGATTGTCTCCCCAGAAGCTACTTCGTACCACTTTAGGCTTATACTCTTCTAAAATCTTAGTTTTAACTAGTTCCAAAACTTGACAAAGACTACGTTTCTTTTTCTTGATATACATCGGTCGATGACCAACGCAATGATTCCATCTAAAAGTTTGCCACACGATTTGCGCCCCCTTTAGTCTAGCATTCGAACGAAACCCCGAATTTCCTGCACATCCTTGGGAAGTATCCGGATGTTACGATACAATGGTTCACTTCTTCAACCATTTCAGGCTTGATTTCGATTGTTACGATATAGAGTGATTCAAGTAATAGTGATGTTCCATAATCTGAGCTGGCTCGACGAATCTTGTCATAGTAGACTTGTACGTCTTTAAGATTGCCATGTTTATGCAAGATAACTGAATCCCGACTAATTACATCCACGAGGAACGCAATCCTATTATCTTGTATTTCGTATTGAGGTATTCCATCACTGAGCAAAAATAGTGAATCAGATTGGAATCCGTATGTGAACATGAGAATTCTCCTTAACGACAATCATAAAATTCGTCAAAAGTTCTTTCGACCGGTTTAAACACTTCACCATTCGAATTATACACTTCGTTGTGGAGTATATCGTAAGCTGATAATATATTGGTCTTAAAGCACCCGGTATCAATACTCACAACATTGATATCAGTAAAGTATACTACTTCTCTTCTTAGTGTATGGCCAACTACTAGAGTTTTCTTGCCATGATAATTTTCAATACATCGATCCCACAACATTGTTGCTTGTTGTAGTTTATCACATGGATCTGCCCGGGTGCCATCATTGACATTTGGGAACGACGCATGTGAAACAATGTGAGTTTTAGTTTCGTAAAAGAAAGTCAGATTGCCAATGAATGGAGTGAGATTTCGTTTAGCTACTTCTATGTCATTGTCATAACTTTTAAGAGTTGTCTCGCCACCATTCCTCATCCAATGAGCATAGTCCTCTTGACCACCGCTGAAGGCTTTTAATGCCATATCTTCGTGGTTACCCACGAGAGTGACTACGCTAGAACCAAGTTCTTTTTTAAGCGTCATAAGTCTATCGACGACTAGCTTATTATCTTTGCCTCGATCTATATAATCACCTACGAAAATTAACTTATCGCTTGTCTTAACATCGATTACGTTAAGTAAACTCATCAAGGGCAAATAGCAACCGTGAATGTCACCTATTACTAATATTCTAGACATAGTGTTCTCCTTCACTTTAGTGGGTGGTTGAATACTTTGATATTCTAACCACCCACCATTTATTAACTATTAGCAAGAATTTTAAGAAAAATCTAAAATTCCTTTGCTAAACAATTTTCCCTCAGCTCGTCTTCGCCTAGATAAGCCTTCTAATACTTTTCCACCAGCTTTATTCCATCGATTCAATTGAGCGGGAACTTCACCATATTGATTCTTATTCAAAAGCTTTCGAAGTGTTGAATTCTTCAATGCACCTTCTCCACAATTATAAGCGAAGGAAACAAGAGCGTCAAATTGATTCTGATTTAGAGGTACGGTAATAAGCGTCGAAACAACTTTCTCGAATTTAATCAAGTCTGCTGCCAACAGTTGTTCTGCTTTCTCCTCAGTAATTTCCATGCCAGCGCCTATCGGTTTCCCGTCTACAAAACCAGTTGTACCAATACCAATGGTCCAAACGTTTGCTGGGCATAAGTAAGCTTTCTTATAGCAACCTTCAAAATGTTTAATAAGATCGATACCTTTTTTAGAAATGTTCATTGCTTGCTCCTTCACTTCTTTGTACGAATATTCACGACGAACTTTTCACCATGTCATATAGCTCTAGAACCTTTTCTAGCAACTTAGCCTTATTTAGTTCTTTAGGCAATGGCAATGTCTTATAATGCATCTCTAAACATTCAATGAGAAGAGACTTAATCGCTTCTTCGTCATACTTATACGGAACCACACTACTAGTCTCATACAGCCTTTCCAGATATTTTTCTTTTTCTTCAAAGAACTCGGTGATCTTTTCTTGAGACCAATCTCCTCTACGAATAGCTTTGTAAATTTCTCGATCCCTATCAAGCGTTATTTCACCTTCACTCAGAATCTGCTCACATTCAAGACATAGTCTAACTACGTGATAAGCATATTTAACATCGAAACCAAATTGATCATACTTCTCTCGTCTCTTACTTGTTTCAAGGGGGGTTCTAGTTTTAATTGCATGTAATTGACTATATGCATATCCGCGAAACTTATGGTAAGAAATTTTACTGAGGAATAACTTTCGGTTGTCTCTAATTCTTTGACCAATTTGATTACACCACAGTACACATCTTTGGGGCACGAACAGAGTATCAACCATATTTGGATTACCCTTCATGCACAAGTCAAAATACTTTACGATGTTGTAGACATTAATATCATATTCGGACACATCATCTTTGATATGATGTTGCTGGTATTGTTCGAATCTTTGTGGTTCCGAACCAAAGCCATCAATGTGGCCACTCAAGTGTGGAAAAATAATTTCTTTCGGCGGGATACAAACAGCATAAACATCTTTATCAGATGTGTTCTCTTCGTTACAACCATATGCAACCGAACCAGTCATAACTTCGTAAAACACGTTATCTTTCATCCAAATGGGCGGAGTGATTAAGTTTCTGGAAATTAGATGATTGATCCTACTTGCCATGACAATTTCCTTTCTGCATATAAATCTAACGCTTCGCGTCTAGTCTTAAACTCTTCGTTCAATTGACATTCGTAAAATAGCTTGATCATTCTGCCTACTTCCGGCCCTTCTTTGAATCCAAGCTCGAGAATATCAACCCCTTTAATAATAGGATCAATTGTTTCTTTTTCGAGTTTCATAGTGCTAACAACTTCTTTGACTTTGAAGAGATCTTTTGGAATATCATTCAATGGCGGTCTTCCCATGTGATCACTATATACAAGGGCAAACCACTGGTCAAATGATACGTTTCCTTTTCGAAGTTTAACCAGTAATCTCTTTACGTTTCTAGAATTGATTGAACCGCTAACATGGGCAATATACATATGTGTTCTAGTCAGCGTCTTCACTGGTTCGAAATACTTTTGTGGACAACCAATTCTTACCAGGAAGTGTTCAATAAGATCATCTGCGTTTGCTTCGTGCCCGGGGCTTTTAATCTTGCCATCTTCGATAATAGT